GTAGGCTCCCATAGGTTGACCTGTCATATATTTAACAGGTTTCCCTTTGAGGTCGAACTCGTAGTGGGTCATGATGTGCTCCCAAGCTAGACTCTTCTTCTTCCCTATTAGGTGAGATAGAAGGATTTGCTGTAATTTTACAGGAAATCTATCTGTCGCATTAGTAAGGTCGAAGGAGTGATAGCTTGTTGAGGGTGGTCCTAAGTCAAGTCCGCTACCTTGATTAAAGGTACAATCTCGAGGTAGTTTCTTAAGAATCTTAAACAAATTCTTATGAAGCCTAACCATCGAAGTTTGTGACCAATAGTCAAGGATAGCGAATAATCGACTTTTACCTTCTCGATCAGGTTTTACTGATAATTTTCTTAGGCGATGTGTCATCGCCTTGGGGAATAAGTCAGCAATCTGATCTTTAAGGTAATCTGGCCAGCTTTCTAGCCGCGTGAAGACTTCTTCAAGAAGAGGTCCTCCCAAGGTTAGAATTGCCTCTTTTAAGTCTTTTGGTAGTAACCAAAAGTCTGAAAGAGACGATACCAAAGCTGGACCATTAGGTCCCATCCGTGATGTTCAGTGATAACTCTCGAATTCAGTTTCGATCCTATTGATATTAGTAGTATCGGAGAAATACCGGGATAAAGTTAATTAGCTCATCGCTAATAACTCCTCTTGGTAGGTCTTCGATAGGTTTAATATCAACCGGTTTCCCACCGAGAATACCTCTACCTAATGACAGTAATGTCAAAGTTAGAGATATTGCCCGTGGGTCTCCGTTTCGAATGGCGATCCGAAGCGAGCTTGGAACGGCTCGCGGAAGACCGTCTTTCGTTTGGGATAGAGGCTGATTCAGAAGAGGACTGCCGGCAACGAATCGAGTGACAGTTAATCGACTTAGTTTAAGTCGATCAGCTGTTCATACCGAACCTTTGCTGCTGTGCCATCTAATAACGGTTTTACAAAACCGTTTTAGATCGCTGCTATTAAGTAAGGGGCCGTAGTAGCACTTCAAGATCCAAAGTAAAATTTGGATTATTTGATTTGTTATGAAAGCGTCTATATTAAATAGCTTTCACCAAACATCAGACACGCCTCTGCCGTTGGAAGTGACGGCGAGGTGCTAGCACACCATCACTGAGTCTTCATTTGGACCTAATCCAAAAGGTCCCAGGTAACTAGATCTTTCTTTACGAAAGTCTAGTATCTGGCTCCGACAGAAAACGGTCTGTTTTCACATGTTTGGCACCAGTGGTTTGGGCACTTAGTTATAAGTGTTACCGAAATATCCGGCTTGGGATTGGCGATGGAAACATCGTACAACTCCTTCTCAGGAGCTATTCCAGTGAAAACTG